CTCAAACGTAATAGGCGCTGGGCCACTAAAGCCTGACCCTCTGCTAGAGCTTAAAGCAATAAAGGCAGACCAAACGTGGGATATTAGCATGGGGAAGGGTGTCGGGGGTTCCAATGCTTCTACTCTACGTCCAGTCTGCCTTTCTACTTGTTCAAGATGTTCTCGTTCTGTAGTGCCATTCTGATCTGGCCTATTGAGTTTAAACTGATGTTCAGCCCACTCAACTAGCTCACAGATCAGACCTTCGTAAAATCCAGAGAGTCAGTTACTACCTCCTCAATCTGGTTCTTAATCCAGAAGACTTCTTCGTACAAGTCTTTGGCTTTAGCAACAGTGAGCTTAGGTTTCTCTCCGTTGTATGTAATGTCCCAAGCCTTAGTCGTCTTAGCTAGAACCTCCAGCGTAGCTTCCTCAATATCTGAGTAGTCAACATCTTGAGACTTACTCTTCTGAGCCTTCTTAAGCCGCTTGCTGATTTGTTCGTGTTGGGCTTTCTTGTACTCTTTAGAATGGGGCGCAAGAATAGTAATTGTCATATTCGTGCCATCATCATTCTTTAGTACATCACCTGTTGACGGATGTTTAATCTCAACAACAATATCATCTAAATTCGGTGTCAGGTCTTTTAAGTCCATGTCGGTTTCCTTCGGGGGGTTAATGTCGGGTTGATTAATGTGGAGACCCCCGACCCGACTCAGGAGCCTCCACTACCTAGCTAGGTATTCTGAGTAGCGTAAGCTACGACTATTTGATTATGCTGATCTTGTGATCTTGAAGTTAGTATCTTCTGTGCTATCGTAGAGGGCTACGAAGGACATAGTAATCATACGGCTTTCTGGGCCATCAACACCTACGTCAGCACTGTTAACTTTGATCTTGGGGAAGAGGAATGTTAGAGTATTACCCGCAACATCACCCACAACAACTTCCATTGCAGTATCTACTTCGTTAATGAAACGATCAATCAAAGCTGTGTCTTCAAAGTAAGCTGTGATAGTACCTTCTACTACAGCACGTCCATACTCAAGTGATGGTGCAGAAGAGTCACCTATAACAAAAGTAGGAGAGAAGCTATTGTCTAGCGTCAAGTCAATGCTCGTGATGATAGCAGCTTCTGTTAACGATCCACCAGTGTTGCCTAACTTAAGTGTACCTGAGTAGGCATCAAATGGTGCAGAACCTGAGTTAGCTGTCTCAGCACGTTGAACCGCAAAGCCTACCGATGCAGTACCTGTTCCTGAACCAACACCAGTCGCAGTAAAGGTTGTACCTACGTTATTGTCAGCAGAGCCGATAGCTGTAAAGTCTGTAGTACCTACCGTGACAATCGTATATGAATCACCAGTTATAAAAGAACCAGCAGTTATCGTAGGGTTCATGTCTTTGCCTACAACACCAAAGGTAGTCGTTACCATTTGGTTTGGAGCAAGAGAGATACCCATCGTTGACACTGTACAACCAGTGAATCTACGAGCGAGGTCAATATCAGCAGCGTAATCTTGAAGGGAGAAGAACTTTGGTGTCACCCCAACTTTAAGTACGTTACTTGACCAAGTATTAAGCATAGCAGCTTCGAGGAATACATCAAAGTCAGAATCGCGTAAATCAGATACTATGTCTCCGCCAACTTGACGGTTACCGTGACGGTCAACCCGTGGCATACGGTCAGCTTGGATGTCGTTACCTTCTACACGATCCTTAGTCAAGTTCATAGAGTTGGTGGTGAAAGGTAGGTTAATAAAGTCGCCAGATGGTGTCGTACCAAACGTAGATTCTACGATGAACGACAGGCTGGAGCGTGAACCCTGTGCAAAGGCCATATTGATTTCTCCTGTGGGAAGTTATTTATAAATGTACCAGCCGATGTTGATCGGAACAAAGTACCAAGGACTGTCTATCATACCTTGCTGACGTTCAGCGTAATCAATAGACACTATGATTGTTTCTGCATCACCATTCGTGAACGAGATGTCAGTGGTTGCTGCGAAGGCGTCTATCACTTTGTTAGCGTAGTCGTCTGCGGTAGCTGGGCCTTGACCTTCGGGGGCGAAGACTGTTACAGAGAATACACCTTGGTATCTCAACTGTGGATTTAAGCCCCTTACAGCGGGTCTAGTGACTGTCGGGAGGTACTGTACCTTAAGGAAGCTAGTGCCTGTTGTAGGCTCAAATGCTACGTTCTCGTAGGCTATAGATGGGAGACCTGATGTTGCAGCTAAGTGGCTCTCTAGTGCAGCCCGAATATCATTCTGAATACTAGCCATAGATGTTCCTTACCTGTGCAAAAACTTTATACCCAGCCCTTCTCCAAGTTGGCCCACCGTTCTCTACATCAGAGGCATGAGGTGAGGCATTTCTAAGGGTTATTCTTGTGGTATTCTTTAGGTCAACCTTGTTAACATCTGACATTAGGTTGGATAAACCTTCTTGTCTCATGGCCTGTGCGTTTTGACCCTTGGGTCTATTATCCGAAGACTTACCCCTTGGGCGACCTGCACCTACAGAATAAGAGAAAGATGTAACATATGCACCAGTGTCAACGGGAGATAAGTTAACGGCAGTCTGAGCTATCTCTATTAGTTGGTCAGAGACATACTCTTCTACATACTCATCAAGTACCTCCATCTTCTTATAGAACGAGGAGTTAATCTTGAGTGACGCTTTCATAGCCTACTCCTCTACGTCACAGATGTAACCTATAGCAGTACCAGCGGAAAATAACGACATAACAGAGATGATCTTAACTGCATCACCACTGCCAATAATAAGGTCATCAAAGTCAGGGATGGCAGCTAAATCTAAGGCGGAGATAATACACTTGCGACTACCTCTAACAACCTCATCGTTACCGCCTATGACACCTACGTTATAATTGTAGAGGTATCCTTGAACACTATAGTCAGTAGTGGCAGAACTGTCTACTGTACCTGTAGCGGGATTATACGTTCCTGCTGTAGTAACCTTGCGTAGAGTAAGGGTTTCCCCAAAGTCTCTAACTAGGTTTAGCAAGTCAAAGGAGCGGAATGACATATCTTACTCCTTATTCGTATTCAGGTGTTTGATAGCTTGGTGGGTTCTTAAAACGATCTCTACGGAAAGAGCCTTCGATACGGTTAGTATTGGCTCGTACAGCTTCTACGCTACTCTTGGTGATACCACCAGCTAGGACACCCACCGAAGCACCTGCGGTCTTACCTTGATATTCTAGGTCATCTGCTAATGCTTTATATTGTTTGGCTAAGTCGGAGTAGTCAGCACTTAAAGCACCACTTAGTTGTGTCGTTACTTGTCGGGAGTATTTAGCGGAGATAATACGAGCAGTCCAAGCGCCAGAGTAGTAGACGTTATTGCCATTCTCAGATAGGGCAAATGTGATCTCTTCGTTCTGTACCTGTTGGTCAACTGTGTCAGTATCTCCAATTAGAAGACGTACTGTGTTGAGACGACCAGAGGCCGTGGTAGTGTCCAAGTCTGTAGGATCGTAAGACCATGCCATGTAAGTCGTCTCCGTTGTTATTAGTCTGCGAGAACTTTATCTCGTATTTCGTAGAAGTCTTCTGTAATCCAGCGATTAACATTAAGGAAGCGACGAATTAAACCACGTTGTTTGTCGTCGATCTTGGACTTCTTACACTTCTTAGATTCAAACTCAGATTTGCTGGATGTTCGCTTGTTTACCTCAACATTAAGGAGGTTAACCAAGGTCTCTAATTCTTTACCCGCTAGTTCAGATAGTCGATCTCCAACTTTATTCTGAACCTCTAGTTCTTTATTGTGGTGGATATAACCTGCGGCGTATAGAGTAGCAACCTTATCTTGGTCTATACCTCGCTCTGCCCAGTTAAAGTGATCTCCACGTTTCCAATTTGTATTATCCGCCAGTAAAGGCATCTTGATAAACACAGGCCAATCGACCTGCCAACCCAAGTATGTGGGGTGCATAGGGACTCTCCATTATATGAATACTGTTATGTTCTGTTATATATTGGGTTGTACCCCAAGCCGTTAAGCTCAGGGTACACCTTTAGTATTGTCGCTTAGGCGATTACAGCGGAGAAGAAGTAACCCAAGTCAGCGCCTGTGACTTTCATGTCATAGGACATTTTAACTTGGATGTGTTCTGCAACCTGTTGACGCTTCAGAGCATCGTCAGAGAAGGACTCAACGGTAACACCGAGGTTGTTTACGCCGGGAACTGAGTTCCATGCGAATGTCAGACCAGCGGCAGGGGTCATCAGACCTGATGCACGAGGTGTGTGTACCAACAGAGCGTTCTTACCACCGATAAAGGCGTTGGCTTCTGCCAGACCTTCGGCAGCACCGTTCTTGACAGCTTCCATGACGTAGAAGTTCTCTACTTCAAAGATTTCAGCCAGTTTAGCATCTGTAATCAAAGCTGTGTTTGATACAGTTGCGCCACCGTTCAGACGGGCAAGGATGTCTGGGTGGTTAACCAGTACGTCACGAACTTCTTTACCAACAACCATTGTGTTTGGCTTGAAGCCACCAGATGTCAACTGCATGGCACGACGAGCAGAAGTTACATCAGAGATTGGTGTAGAGTTAGTGTAGTCAGACCACAAGTTGCCGGGGGTATTGTCTGTAGTCCAGACGCCAGCCTTGAAGAATGTGTCAGCGAAACGCTCTTCACGGTCGATCAACAAGCGAGTTGTCAATGTCTGTGCGCCAGCGGAACGGATTTCCAACATTGCATCTTCGTTAGCAAGAGTTTGCTCATCGAAGTCCATGCCGAGGCCATACACGTCAGCATAATAAGCAGCGTTGGAGATTGCCATACCGATGCGGTTAACTTCTGTGCGTGGCGCAAGTTTCTTTACGTCACCAGAGCGGTTCATGTTCGCACGGTCATAGATGTAATACTTGTCAGACTGACGAGCAACACCTACGGTTGGGAATACTTTATCAGCGACAAAGTTAGTTTGTTCTTGTACATAGGCCAGTGTCAAGTTAGACAACGGCTGGTCAATATGTACCTGAGATGGGGTCAAAAGTGGCATTAGATTATTCCTTTAAATGCTAGATTAGGCTGCTACGTTGCCGCCTTGGATCATTTCGATTTCGATGATCTGACCATCTACACCGTCTTCACGGGCATAACCAAGTACAACATCACCAGCGGCGGCAGTCAAAGCAGTACCATCAGCACCAGTTTGAACTTGAGCGCCAGCAGCGATAGTGCCACCAGCTTCTACCATGACGGAACCAGAGACACATACGGTCACGGCAGCACCAGCGGCAGCACCAGCAAGACATACGCCCATAGCGTTCTCACCAGCAGCGTCAGCCAGATCAACTTGACCGTCAGCTTCCAGAGTTACGAATTTGAATTGTGCTGCGGAAAGGTCTTCCCCAGCGATAAAAGTGCGGTTATCACGAGACTGCATAACGGCCATTGTTATTCCCCTTTGTAGGATTTAGTGATGAGTGCTTTGCCTTCGTCGGTCTTAGCTACAGCAGCATAAGCCTTGGCGAACTCACTCTTTTTCAGTTGGTTTTCGTCCATGTAGGACTTTACGAGAGCATCCAGTTTGTCAGCAGAGGTAGCGAACTCACCGTCTACATCGGACTTACCAAATTCTTGCATGGAGGCTTCAAAAGCTGCATCAGCGGCCTTGAGCATCACCATAATTGCTTCATCTTCTGAGAATGATTTCAGAAGTGACTTAGCTGCACCAGCTTCAAAGTGTGGCAGAACTTCTTCTGCTTTCTTTGTCAACTCAAGGTCAGCCTTTTCGATTTCACTTTCACGCTTGGCTACAGCAGCAGCTTCAAGTGCTTTCAGGACTGGGGCTGGGATGTCGCTCTTAGCTACCATCTCACCGTCGATGTCCATCATTTCTTCTTCCGCTTTCTTCTCAATTGAGTCGGCACGAATAACGTAACCGTTGTCAATCAGACCTTTGCGGAGGTGTTGGTTTTCAGCAGTAAGACGATCAACATCAGCCTTAAGTGCCT